AATGCTTTGGGACGGGAACCGCGACGGCCACGGGGGTTCCTGTGACCGTTGACAGTCACAGCCCTGCGCCTGACGACCTCGGCCCCGAGGGTCGGCGCGCGTTCGTGCTCGCGTCCAGGCACGTCGAAGGACTGCCAGACCCGGGCAGATTCCACGACGCGGTCCTGCGTTTCGCTCGAGCAATCGACCTCGTCGAGGAGGTTCGCGCCGAGTGGATCAGCTACGGCCGGCCGAAACTCTTTACGCATACGAACGGTGCCGTCGTGCCGCATCCCCTCGTCAAACTTCTGGCCGAGTCGGAGAAGGATGCGGCTCGCGCTGGCCGCGCGTTGAAGCTCGAGCCGGAAGCCTTGAAGCGTCCGCCTGGTCGGCCGACGGGATCGGCGACGGCGACGGATCGTAAGGCGCCGCCGGTCGTGAAGTTGTCGACGAAGAAGCTCGAGACGTGACGGACCGGTGGGAGGAGTACGCGACCGGGTCGCGTGTCGAGCATTTCGCGTGGTGGTGCGAGGAGTTCTTGACGCAGTCGATCGATCAGTTCGCCGGCGAGCCGCTTCGCCTCGAGCCGTGGCAGTTGGAGATCATGGGCGAGGCGCTGGCGACGGCGGACGGTACCGGAGTGGCGCCGCATTGGCGGTCCGCGATCATCATCGTGCCGCGCAAGAATGGAAAGACGACGATGCTGGCCGCGTACGCGCTGTACCGCCTGTTCAATGATGAGACGCAGCCGGAGATCCTGCTCGCCGCCGCATCTGACAAGCAGGCCGGACGCCTCTTCGATACGTGCGTGCAGTTCATTCGCCGCTCGCCGTTGCTCTCGGACGGCGTCGCGCTGCGCGAGTACGTCGGCGAGATCAGCCGCTCGGATGGCGGCGGGAAGATTCTTCGCATGGCGTCGAGCGCCGACAACCTGCATGGCTACTCGCCGAGTCTCGTCGTCGCGGACGAGCTCCACGCCTGGACGAAGCCGAGTCAGCGGAAGGCGTGGGCCGCGTTGACGACGGCCGGTGGCGCTCGCGTCAATACGCAGGTCTTCACGATCACGACGGCGGGCGATGCGAACGAGCGCGAATCGTCGATCCTCGGCCGGATGCTGGACCGCAACGAGGCGGTCGGCGAACTCGAGAAGCACGACGGCCTGACGATCAGCCGCAATCACGACGCGCGAACGCTGATCTATAACTATTCGGCGCCGACGAAGGACCCGACGGATGTCGCCGCGATGAAGTTGGCGAACCCGGCTTCGTGGATCACGGAGGAGTATCTGTCCCGTCAGGCGAGCAATCCCGAACTCACGGCCGAGGAGGTGCTTCAGTTCCACGGTTGCGTATGGGTCGCGGGCTCGCAGGCATGGATTCCGGCCGAGTGGTGGAATGCCGCAATCGATCGTGATGCTGAGATCCCGATCGGTGGTCGCGTCACGCTAGGCGTCGACGTCGGAATCGTTCACGACTCGACGGCCGTCGTGATGGCGCACGAGCTCGAGGATGGACGCGCCCTCGTTCGCGCCGAGGTATGGACGCCGCGCCCTGGGCAGAATGTCGACCTCACCGTGATCGAGGACTACATTCGCCGAGTGAATGAGGAGTACCAGCTCGCCGGCGTCTTCTACGATCCGCGCTTCTTCGAGCGGTCAGCACAGGTGCTCGACGCTGAGGGTATCCCGGTCGTGACGATGCCGCAGAACTCGGCGACAATGGCGGACGCCTATCAGGCCTGGTACTCGATGCTCGGCGAGGGCAAGATCGCTCACGCCGGCGATGATCCCGAGTTCGCCGCGCACGTCCTCGGCGCCGCCGCGCAGATGACGGACCGCGGTTGGAAAGTGTCGAAGATCCGTCAGCGGCAGCGAATCGATGCGCTCGTCGCCGGGGTGATGGCTGTGTATGGTGGAGTCGTGCAGTCGGAGACGATGATCGCGCCAGGGTTCTTTAGCGTATGAAATCGGCGGCTATGATATTGGCAATGGAAATCCTCGGCGCGGCGGCTGTCAGCGTGGGGGCGGGACTGATCTTTCCGCCCGCTGGCATCATCGCGGCGGGCATCTTCCTCCTAGTGTTCGCCATTGCCGTCGAGAGGTCGCGTGCTCAGTAGAATCTTCAATCCGAGCGTCGACTCCGGCGAGGAGCGCGCGCTGAGTTTCCAGACGATCTTCGGCTCCGGCGGCGACCTGATGGTCACGACCGCGTCGGGCGTGACGATGAATCAGGACGAGGCGCTAAAGCTCGGCACCGTCTATGCTTGCGTCCGGCTGATCGCGGACAGCATCTCGACGCTGCCGGTCGACACGTACATTCGCCGCGACGGTACGCGCACGCCGTTCCGTCCGCGGCCCGAGTGGCTCGACACTCCCGAGATAGGCGTCTCCCGCACGGAGCATTTCCAGCAGGTGCTCGTCAGCCTTCTCCTGAACGGCAACTCGTTTACCCGCATCCTGCGCGACGATCAGGGCATCGCCGGCCTGATCGTGCTGAATCCTCGCAACGTCGAGGTCCGCCTGAACCGCGTGACGCGGCGCCCCGAGTTCGTCTATGACAATCGCGACGTCATCGCATCCGAGGACATGATCCACATCACGGAGCTGCGCCTGCCCGGCGAGCTGCGCGGCCGGTCCCGGATCGATATGGTCAAGGAGACGCTCGGCCTGTCGAAGGCGCTGGATACGTTCGCGCAGCTCTTTTTCGGTCAGGGCTCGCAGGTCGGCGGCATCATCGAATACCCTGGCGCTCTGACGCGCGAGCAGGCGAAGGACCTCGCCGACTCCTTCGAGCTCCAGCACAAGAGTGTGCGCCGGTCTCACCGGCCGGGTGTCCTGTTCGGCGGGGCGAAGTTCACGAAGACGAGCGTCGAGCCGAACGAGGCGCAGATGCTCGAGTCGCGGCAGTTCGCGGTCGAGGAGATCGCGCGCACGTTCCGCTGTCCGCCGAGCATGATCGGCGTCACGACGCCGGGCGCGATGTCGTACGCCTCGGTTGAGCAGAACGGCATTCAGTTCGTCCAGCACACGCTGCGCCCGTACATCGTGAAGATCGAGGACGCCTACTCGACGCTCCTGCCGGGCGTCGCCTTCCTGAAGTTCAACGTCGATGCCCTTCAGCGTGGCGATCAGGCGAGCCGGTACGCGGCGCACGCCTCGGCCCTCGTGAACGGGTGGTCGTCGATCAACGATATCCGCCGCATCGAGGATATGCCGCCCGTCGATGGCGGCGACGTCTATCGCGTCCCTCTTGCGAATGTCGACCTGGACGCGGCGAACCTTACGGAGCTTGAGAAGAAGTCGGGCATCGTGCAGCGTCTCGTCTTCTCCGGCTTCGATCCCGCTTCGATCCTTGCCGCGCTCGATCTGCCGGCGATCCCGCATACCGGCCTTCCGACGACGCAGCTTCAGCCGATCGCGCAGATCGATCCGGAGGATCCGAAGGCCGCCTACCCCGTGGATGGTGCAGCATGATCGAGACTAGGCAGGTAACGCTCGGCACGGCTACAGCGACGGCAATCGCGACGGCTGATGATATGCCGCAGCATGTCTACATTCATAACGCCGCATCAAACTCGTCTTCCGATGTGTTTATCGGCGGTGAGGGCGTGACTATCATGACGGGCCTTGAAATCCCCCACGACGCTCAGTTTGAGATGATCCTTGCGCCTGGCGATACCTTGTACGCGATCGCATCACAGGGCTCGCCAGACATCGACATCATGCAAATCAAGATGTAGGCCGATGCCGTATTTCATTACGGACACGAGCCCGGACTGCGACGGGTGGGCGACGATCAAGGAGGACGGCGAGGTGATCGGGTGTCACGAGACGAAGCAGGCGGCGATCGATCAGATGGTCGCGGTCAGCATCGCCGAGGGAATGGAGCCCGGTGGCGAGCGAAACCTTGACGGGCCGCCCGCGATCATCGTCGACATCGATGGCACGCTTTTGACCTTTGAGGGTGATCCGATAGCGAACGTCGTGGAGTTCGTCGACGAGTATGGGGGCGAGGTCATCATCGTCACGGCTCGCGTCGAGGATGATCGCGCGATGACTGTCGCCGAACTCGAGGCGGCGGATGTCGATTGGGACCAGCTCTTTATGAAGCCGAATGCGGATGCGGATTCGCTCGCTTTCAAGTCGGAGACGGTGAAGGATCTCCTCGACGTTTACAACATCGAACTCGCGATCGAGAATGATGAGGACATTCGCGCCGAGTATGCGCGAATCGGCATCACGACGCTGACGCCTGACGCCGTCGATCCTGCCGAACTGCCGGAGATGGTTGAGCGGCAGGTGAATCCGCAGTCGACGCCGGCGCCTGCCGAGGATCAGATCGAAGGTTCGGAGGAGAATGAGCCGGGGTCGGCGAGTGGTCCAGGCGGCGATATCGAGTTGAGTGCGCGAACGGAGACGGCGCTTCGCAATAAGGCGACGGACCATAACGAGCGGATGCGCGAGGAGGACCGGCCGGATTGGACGCGGACGACGTTCGGTCAGCTCGCCGCCGTGTATCGTCGCGGCGCTGGCGCGTACTCGACGAGTCATCGTCCCGGCGTGTCTCGTGGCGCGTGGGCGATGGCTCGCGTGAATGCTTTCTTGTATCTGCTCCGCACGGGCGCTCCCGAGGATGCGAACTATGTGACGGATAATGATCTCCTGCCGGAGGATCATCCGAAGTCGACACGCGGCGAGGATCGCCAGATCGACCTCACGCTGCCGCAATACATCCGCGATGCTGCCGCGCGCGGCCTCGAGTTGCGCGCCGAAGGCTTCGGCGGCGACGGACTTGTCGAGCGCACGATCCGTGAGGCTCGCCTGATGGCGGCCGGCGAGGTGTCTGAGGACAAGGTCGTCCGCGTGGCCGCGTGGGCGGCTCGTCATCTCGTCGACCTTGACGCGCCGCAGAACTCTGACGCGGACGCGGACGGCTGGCCGGGCGCTGGCGCGGTCGCGTTCTATCTGTGGGGCATCGATCCGCTGGATCCGCAGCCGGCGATCGAATGGTTCAATCGGAAGCGCGATCAGATTGCCGCCGAGGAGGAGGAGCAGGATCGGCGCTGGTACCCGGGTATCTCCGTTCGCGAGCGCCCCGGTGCTACCCTGTTTCGTATGGAGAACGGGGTCGAGCAGCGTCGCGTCACGGTCAACGAGTTCGAGATTCGGAACGCGACGGAGGGCGACGGCATGACGTTCGTCGGCCTGGCGGCCGCGTTCAACTCGCCGAGCCAGCCGCTTCCGTTCATCGAGCGGATCGCGCCGGGCGCGTTCGCGCGTTCGCTGCGTTCGCGTAACGAGATCAAGCTCTTCGTCAATCACGACACTTCGCGTGTCCTCGCCTCGAAGCGCGCCGGAACGCTCCGCCTGTCGGAGTCGCAGCGCGGCCTCGAGGTCGAGGCAGACCTGCCCGACACGACGGATGGCCGCGACATGGCGGTCCTCCTGAAGCGTGGCGATATCGATTCGATGTCTTTCGGCTTCAGCGTCCCGAAGGGCGGCGACTCGTGGAGCGATGACGGGCAGGAGCGCGAACTGCGCGAGGTCCGTCTCCACGAGGTATCGATCGTGACGGGCTTCCCGGCATACGAGGCGACGGCCGCCAGCGTCCGCAGCCTGGACGGCCTCGTCGACGCTACGGGCCTCGAGGCTGAGAAGCTGAACGAGGCCATCACGGCGCTCGAGAAGGGCGAGACGCTCGACGACGAACTCGCCGCAGTCCTCGATCAGGCCGTGACGAAGCTCCGCGCCGAGCGTGATGATGTCGCCGCGAAGCTGGCGATGAAGCAGAAGCAGCTCGACGTGCTGATGGCGCGCGTCTAGCGTTTCGCGGCTAATCCTCGTTTCACTATTTCGCGGGGTTATGATTCTGGTATCCGATGCGGAGCCGCGTCGGGTGTTTCGGTTTCGCGGAGCCGCGGCCGGTAGTCAACCCCAACTTGATTTCCGAAGGGAGATCGCAGATGTCCGAGTACATCAAGCGCCAGCACGATCTTCGCCAGGCCGCGTGGCACGAGGCGAAGCACCTGCTCGACACGGCGGCCGCTGAGAAGCGCGACCTGACCGGCGAGGAGGAGGAGAAGTACCAGAAGATCTCCGCCGAGCTCGACTCGCGCGCGCAGATCATCGAGCAGCTCCGGTCCGACGAGGAGCGCGCTGCGCGCCTCGACGCGGTCGCGGCTGAGATCCGCACGGACGAGGAGCCCGCGGGCGACGACTCCGACGCGGAGGCGATCCGCGCCCTCGCGCGCGGCGAGGTCCGCTCGTTCAACTTCGAGAAGCGTGACGTCCTCACCTCCTCGACGGGCGCCCCGGTCCCGACCTCGTTCTACGATCAGGTGATCCTGAAGGCTCGCCTTGTGGGTCCGATGCTCGACGTCCCGACGCAGATGAGCACGGCTGGCGGCGAGGTCATCCAGGTCCCGAGCCTTTCGTCCTACTCGTCCTCGAGCACCGTGACGGCGCAGGGCGCGAATCTGTCGGAGTCCGATCCGGTCTTCAACAGCTTCGTCAGCCTCTCGGCCTTCAAGTTCGGCTTCCTGATCCAGGTGTCGCGCGAGATGATCGAGGACTCCGGCGTCAACCTGCTCGGCTTCCTCGCCGATCAGGTCGGCAACGGCCTCGGCTACAACGTGCAGGCCGCCCTCACCACGGGCACCGGCACGGTCCAGCCGAACGGCATCGTCACGGCTTCGGCCGCTGGCGGCACGGGCGGCACCGGCGTCTCCGGCGCCTTCACCGCCGACAACCTCATCGACCTGTACTACAGCCTGGACGGCGCGGCGCGCCTGCTCCCCGGCATCGGGTGGATGATGAACGGCACGTCGATCGGCGCGGTCCGGAAGCTGAAGGACACCGCCGGCAACTACGTGTTCGACCCCGCCGCCGACGGCAACCGCCGCGACCTGCTCCTGTCGGTCCCGGTGTACGAGAACCCGCACATGGCTTCGCCCGGCACCGGCGTGAAGTCCGTGATCTGCGGTCACCTCCCGTCGTACATGGTCCGCACGGTCGGCGGCATCCGCCTCGACCGGTCCGACGAGTTCGCGTTCAACGCCGACCTCGTCACCTTCCGCGCGACGATGCGCGTCGACGGCAACCTGCCGCAGACGTCGCACATCAAGCACTTCGTCGGCGGCGCGTCCTAGTACGCATCCCCGAGTGGTAGCCTATGGGCCGTCGGTCTTCGGACCGGCGGCCCTTAGTCTTTCAGGGAGGGAATGTGTCGAATCGGCAGATGCGTCGAGCGGCTGCGAAGGCGAAGCATGTCGAGCCCGGCATCCAGCCGATGCGCGTCCTCTGGGGGAGCAACGCTCCCTTCGCCGCAACGGGTTACGGCGTGCAGACGGCGCAGGTCGTCGACCGGCTGAAGGCTGACGGGCACGAGGTCGCGGTCGCGTGTAACTTCGGACTCCAGGGTTCGGAGACGGATTGGAACGGAATCAAGCTCTACCCGACGGGCGTCTCGCCGTACAGCGATGACATTCTCTGCGCGCATTGGCAGCACTGGTCGAGCGCGTCGCCGCTTCCGAGTGCCGTCGTCACGCTGTTCGATGTGTGGGCGCTGAAGAATCCGAGCATCGATCAGATCGAGAAGATCGCCGCATGGGTGCCGATCGATCATCAGCCCGCACCGCCGGACGTGATCCGATGGTTGAAGAAGCCGAACGTCATGCCGATCGCGATGAGTCAGTTCGGCTCGCGAATGCTGGAGCTGGAGAAGATCGATCACGAGTACGCGCCGCACGCTTTCGACGCGAACGTCTTCAAGCCGACGCCGACCTTTCTCGACGCGCAGGGGAAGCGCATCCGCGGCCGTGACATCATGGGCATCGAGGACCCCGATGCGTTCGTCGTGATGATGAACTCTGCGAACAAGGGTCGGACGCCGCCGCGGAAGTGCTGGGGCGAGAACCTCCTCGCGTTCAGCGTGTTCGCGCAGAACCGTCCCGACGCGATCCTCTACTTGCATACGGACGAGTCGGCGGCGCTCGGCGGTGTCGACGTGAAGCGCCTCGTCGCCGCGTGCGGAATCAAGCCTGAGCAGGTCCGCATCGTGAATCAGTACCTCTACCGGATGAACATCCCGCAGACGGCGCTTGCCGCGCTCTACACGGACGCGGACGTCCTGCTCGCCACGAGCGCCGGCGAGGGCTTCGGCGTACCCGTCATCGAGGCGCAGGCGTGCGGGACGCCGGTCATCGTGAGTGCGTTCAGCGCGCAGCCGGAGCTCGTCGGCGACGGCTGGGTGATCGATGGTCAGCCGTTGTGGGATCCGAATCAGGATTCGTGGTTCTTCACGCCGCACGTTCATCATATCGTCCAGGCGCTTGAGGATGCGTACGCGCGGGAGCGTGGCGCGACGAGTCGGGAGGCGCTCAACTTCGCGAAGGCTTACGAGGCTGACGCGGTCTACGCGAAGCATTGGCGGCCGATCATGCAGCGTCTCGTGACGTGGCAGCCGTGATCGACGTCGTCATCATCCCGGTCTTGAATCGTTATGACCTGCTCGAGCGCGCCATCGAAAGCCTTGACGATGTTGAGACGCTGATCGTCATCGATAACGGGGACGGCCTGCCGGATCACTACCTCGATACGATCCAGATGCGGATGATCGCGAAGCGCCGATTCCTGTGGAAGATGCCGTCGAATCTCGGCGTCGCGACTAGTTGGAACCTCGGCATCAAGGCGACGCCGCACGCGAGCGGGTGGCTTCTCCTGAACTCGGATGCGTGTTTCGGAGAGGATGCCTTCGCGATCTTCTCGCAGGACACGGACGAGGCCGACGTCGTCCAGGCGGGCGCGCCGCCGTGGTGCTGTACGTGGATCAGCGCGAACGCGATCAGGCGCGTCGGCCTGTTCTGCGAACGCTTCCACCCGGCCTACATGGAGGATGTCGATTGGGAGCGTCGAGCCCGCGTGCATGGCATGACGTTCGTGCAGTCCGCTGCGGTTGTGCATCACGACAACTCGAGCACGATCGCGAGCGATCCCGTCAAGGCGGAGCGCAACCGCGAGACGCACGCCGCGAATCACGCTCTCTACGAGTACCGCTGGGCGCAGGCGGTGAATGGGCTGCCGCGCGATATGGAGTGGAGTCTCGCGACGCGACTCCAGCAGTCCTGGTGATCCGCACGCTCGTCACCGGATTCGGGTATTGGGGAGGCGTCCTGACGCGGAACCTTCTCGACCATCCCGGCTTCTTCGTCGCCGGCGTTCACGATCCCGATGCGGATCGGCGAGCGGTCGCACGAGCCGCGAATCTGTACACATTTCGTACACTCTCGGATGCGTTGGATTTCACGACGCCGCAGCTCGTCGTGATCGCATCGCCGATCGGGACGCAGGTCGAGGCGGCGATGATGGCGCTCGCGCGTCATGCGAACGTGATGATCGCGAAGCCTGGCGCGACTAGCCTCGCCGATCTTCGCCGCATCGATTCGCTGGCGCAGCGTAAGAAGCGCGTCGCCGTGATCGACTACACGATGCGTCACGCCTGGACGTTCCATCAGATGCAGACCGAATCCGCATCATGGGGGAACATCCTCGAAGTCACGACGGAACGCTTCGCCGTCGGGACGCGGTCGACGGCGCCGATCCTTCACGACATGATGGTTCACGACGTCGCGCTCCTGCACGCGCTCAGAGACGCACCGTGGCGCGTCCGTAGCGTCGACCGCGGAGATCATCATCTTCACGTATGGCTTGACACGGATTGGGGCGTCGCGACGCTCACGGCGCGTACAGACGCCGAGGAGCAGCGCCGCACGATGCGTCTCGTCTGCTCAGGCGGAGATATGTCGTGGGATCAGCTCGCCGACGAGGCGGCGCCGATGCCTGTCGAGCGCAGCCTCTCCGATATGGCTCGCAGAATCAACGCGGGCGATCACGATATGACGCTCGAGCATCGCGTCATCGCAACCCTGGAGGACATCGAGCAGGCATGATTCACGACACCGTCATCATCCGCGGCAACGTCGATATCGGCGAGAACGTCACGATCGAGCCGTACGCGATCATCACCGGCCCATGCCAGATCGGCGACGACGTCTACATCGGAGCCCACGCGATGATCGGCGGATCGCCGCAGCATCGTGGTTCATATCCGAGCGGCGTCAACGCGCCGATCCGTCACGCCGGCGTCAGGATCGGGCGCGGCGCGTGTGTGCGCGAGTACGTCACCGTGCATCACGGCATCGTCGAGGAGACGCGCGTCGGAGCGGATGCGCTTCTGATGGCGGGCTGTCATATCGCCCACGATTGCCAGCTCGGCGCCCGCGTCACGCTAGGCAGTTTCAGCATCCTCGGCGGCTTCACAATCATCGATCAGGATGCGACGTTCGGTCAGGGCGTCGTGACGCACCCGTGGGCGATCATTGGCGAGGCGGCAATGGTCGGACTGAACTCGAGCATCGTGAAGGACGTCACGCCGTTCGCGAAGGTGGCCGGAGCCCCGGCGCGCGTCCTCGGATCGAACACGCACAAAGATCCCCGCCTGCCGCGCGAGTATGACGAGCTCGTCCTCAGCACCGAAGTATGGGACCGCTGGAATGAGGCGTTGCAGTTCCGTCTTGACATGAAGCACGCTTTCCGTGTGGCGGCATGACGCCGCGTATCGCCGTCGTGACGGCGAGTCTGCCGGAGCGTGTCGGGTTCCGCGCCGAGTGTATGGCGGCTGTGGCCGCGCAG